ATAGTGCTTGGTGTTTCCAGTCAGGATATCTTCAAGGCAAACTGCGAAGCGGTAGTACGGAGCTGTTGGAATGACGGGCCGTATTCCGTAAACCGGTACGGAACTGAAACTGTATATCAAGATATTCTGGACGACACTTGCATTGTTACAATAACCGCAGATTATGGCGTTTATCACATTGAGGATAACTGCACATATAAAGGCGGCGTTGTTAATGCTCCCGCAAGTGTAGACCCCAGCAAACTCACGATTATCTATAATGCCAATAGCAAAGTCAATCCTACTGTTTCGGAGGCCAGAGTCTATGGGTCGTTTACATACGATTCAAGCAAAGGGGTTTGGGTTGGGAGCGACAGGCAAATCGATCAAAGCATAATAACTGGCGGCAATAAAAATGAATCGTCTTGTGTCACCTATCAGCTTGTGGCACTTTCGTGAGGGGCGGTGACATATGGCCTATAGAAAAGTGACGTTAAATGGAAATTTAAGTCAGTAACTCCAACGGAAAAAACCGGACCGCCACGAAAACCCGTGACGGTCCGGGGCCGGGGATGGGTTACAGGACTGCGACGAAATCTTCGACGACGTCGCCGAGGTGGACCGGGTCGAGCTGCTCGCGATTGCAGGCGCGGACGAGACGGTCCACATCCGTGCGGCGATGGCTGAGATCCGCGTACGACGCGATCAGGACCGGACGCCAGCCTTCATAGCGGACGAGGCCGATGCCGTAGGTCCGGATCCCGAGGTACCGGGTGACCAGAACAACATAGCGAAACATAGGACTTTCCTCCTTTCGATAGCGGTGTAAATCATCATACAACGATATAATCGAGAGGCAATCAGAATGAAAACGGAGGGCAAAATGGGACAAATCCACTACATCAAGGACACGGTCTGCTTTGCGGCGGGAGCTGTCGGAGCGGCGATCGCACAGATATACGGAGGGTGGAGCGCGGCAATGACAACCCTGATCATCTGCATGGCAATCGACTATATCACAGGGCTGATCGTGGCAGGAATATTCCATAAGTCACGGAAGACGGACGACGGCAAGCTGAACAGCCTGGTGGGATGGAAAGGGCTGGTGCGGAAAGGGATCACGCTGCTGATCATCCTGATCGCGGCCCGCCTCGATTTATTGCTCGGGACCACGCTCATCAAGGACACGGCGGTCATCGCGTTCATCGCGAACGAGGTGATTTCAATCGTGGAAAACGCGGGGATCATCGGCATACCGATCCCGAAGGTGATCCTCAACGCGATCTCCGTGCTTAAAGACGAAGCGGATGCCGGAGCAGACACGGTAGAAAAACTTCGGAAGAAAAACGAGACGGAGGAATAAAGATGCCGACGAGCTTCTTGTCCGCGGACGCCGGGTTCCCTCGTCTGACGTCGGACGTGCCGATGGAAGAGCGCATGAACCGGGTGCGGGACTATCTCTTCCTGCTCCTCGAGCAGCTGAAGTACACGCTCTCGAACCTCTCCGCGGAGAATTTCAACGACGCCGCGCTCGCGGAGATCGAGGAGGCGATGACCGGTCCGATCCGGAACACGGTGACGGACCTCGCCGGGAACGTCTCGACGCTCGAGCAGACGGCGGCAGGGCTGACGTCGACGGTGTCGGACCTGTCCGGGGATGTGTCTACACTGCAGCAGACAGCGACTTCCCTGACATCGAGGATCACCGACGCCGAAGGGGACATCTCCGAAGTCTCGCAGACGGCGAACAAAATCAACTGGATCGTGGCGTCTGGAACATCGGCGTCCAATATGACAATGACGCCGGAGGCGATCGATCTGATCGCGGACGGGATCAACATCACGGGATATGTGACGTTCAACGCGCTGGAGACAGCGGGATCATCGGTCATCAACGGCGACAACATCGAGCTCAAGGCGGACGCGGACGGGGACTCGGTCTCGTATCTGACGTACACGTCGGCGAACGGGAACACCTTCGCGGAGCTGCACACGCGGGACAACCAGACCGGCACGACGAGCGACCGGGACCGGTATGCCTTTGTGATCGAGACGCCGGCAGTCGTGGACGGCGACTACTGTGCGATGAAAATCGAGGCAGGCGATAATATGTCCATCGAGGCGGGATGGCTTATGTACCTTTCCGCATTCGCGCAGATCGTCCTCAACAGCACAAGCGCGGCCACGAGGATCGCGGCGAACGTGACGTACAACGCCATGCCGACCGAATACAAGAGACAGTCGAATGCCTACTATTTCTGCTCCGACGGCATCTACTACGGCGGGACGAAGATCGTCTCCACATAACAGGAGGAAAACATGGACTACAACAAAACCATCGACGAACTGAAGCGGGCGTGGGATGCGCTCGAGGAAATGCCTGTCCGCGGGTACGCTGCCCGCGCGCGGATCACGCTGGCGCAGGAGATGATCCTGTCCGTCTACAACCAGGCGGCCGAGGCGCGGCGGAAGGAAGAAGCGGACCGGGCCGAAGAGCAGCCGGCTGAGGAATAAAGGAGGGCGGGGATGGGATTCAGTACTCTGCCCTCCTTGCCGTATGGCGACGGGATCCGGAAGGCGGTCTCCGAGGCGTTCGGCGGGTATGATCACAACCTCGGCGCGGGGAACGGTACGATCTGGGACGAGGGCAACATGACCTCCGATTATTTCCCGCTCATGGCGACGCGGGCTCCGCGCTACGCGATCGATACGATGACGGATCCTTCCGCGCTCTTCTCGCTCGCCGGGCTCTGGTGGGTGGACGGGACCTCGCTCTACCACGACGGGGACTTTGTCACCTCCGTCACGGCGGGGGAGAAACAGTTCGCGGCGATGGGCATGCGGCTGATCCTCTGGCCGGACAAGATCGTCGTGAACGCGGAGGACAACACGGTCACCCAGCTCGGCGCGTCGGTCACGGCATCCTGCGTGATCCGGGACGGGACCTATGCCGGGGAGGAGGCCGAGGGAAACACGATCTACGCCGCCTCGGTGACCTGGTCTTCCCTCTTCAAGGTCGGGGACGCGGTGACGATCACGGGTGCGGCAACAGAGAGCAACAACAAAACGGCGATCATCCGGGAGATCGAGGGGCACGAGCTCCGCTTCTACGAGAACGCCTTCACGGACGAGGGGCCGGTGACGCTGACGGTCGAGCGCGAGATCCCGGATCTCGACTTCCTCTGTGTGAACGAGAACCGCCTGTGGGGCTGCCGAGGGGACACGATCTACGCATCGAAGCTCGGGGATCCGATGAACTTCAACGTGTTCGACGGCGTCTCCACGGACTCCTACGCGGTCGACGCGGGGTCTGCGGGCGCGTTCACGGGATGCTGCTCGTACCTCGGGTATCCGGTGTTCTTCAAGGAGGAGCACATCTACAAGGTGTACGGCGCGAAGCCTTCGGCTTTCCAGCTCATGGGCTCGGCGACGCTCGGGGTGGCGGCGGGATCGCACAAGTCCCTCGCAATCGCGGGGGAGACGCTGTACTATTTATCCAGGGCGGGCATCTGCGCGTATGCCGGCGGCGTTCCGGAGATCATCTCGGTTCCGCTCGGGCTGGACCGTTTCACGGACGCGGTCGGCGGATCGGACGGGAGAAAGTATCACGTCGTGATGAAGAACACATTGACGGGAGAGTGGCATCACTTCGTGTGGGACAGCCGACGTACATTGTGGCACAGGGAGGACGACCGGGAGGCGGTGGGCTTCACCTATGAGGACGGGGAGCTCTGGATGCTGACGGCGGACGGGGAGCTTTTGGGACTCGGGCTTGCAGGAACACCCGCGGGTGCCGTGATCGAGGTCGGGATGGAGTCCTTTGTCGAGACCAACGACTTCACGGAGGGCGACCCGAACCGGAAGGGGACGGCAAAGCTGCAGCTCCGCGGGGAGATCGGGCTCGACGCGACGCTGGTTATCCTGATCCGCTTCGACACGGAACGCGCCGGCGCGCCTTCCGCAACGGACGGACGATGGGAGACGGTAACGACGATCCGGGCATCCGAGAAGCGGTCCTGGTATCTTCCGATCATCCCGCGCCGGTCCGATCACTTCCGGCTGCGCTTTGATGGCGTTGGGGAGTGGAGACTCTACTCGCTCGTTCGCGAGAATTACTCCGGTTCGGAGATTTAAGGAGGCATTATGGCAAAGACTTACACATACGATGATTTCCGCCGGGCTCTGGAGGAGAGCGGACTCGGCGGGCAGTTCTCGCAGGCGGATCTCAACCTCGCGCGGAACAATCCGGACGCGGGCATGAGCCTGATCTCCTACAAGACGGACTATGCGAACGCAACGACGCCGGAACTCAGAGCGCTCGCCAACCAGGGCGCGGAGTCGGTGCGCTCCTCCTACGGCGGCTACACGGGCGGCGGGGACGGCGGATCCTTCAAGCTGAATCCCATGAGCCCGAACCAGTTCACCTACGGAGAGGCGCCGTCGTTCACGGACAATTACACGGATCAGATCCAGTCCGCGCTCGCGGCGACGCAGAACCGGGATCCGTACAGTTATTCCGGGACGGCACCGGTCTACGACAACCGGTACGACCCGCAGATCCAGCAGACGATCTCCGACATCCTCGGGCGCGGAGAATTCACCTACGACCCGAAGACGGATCCGGTGTATTCGGCGTATCAGAAGCAGTACGCGCGCGAGGGACAGCGGGCGACGGCGAACGCGATGGGCGAGGCCGCGGCGATGACGGGCGGACAGCCCTCCTCGTGGGCGATGATGGCGGCGTCCCAGGCCGGGGATTATTACGCCTCGCAGATGGCGGACAAGATACCGGAGCTGTATGAGGACGCGTACAACCGATACCTGCAGGAGTACCAGATGAAGCTGTCCGATCTCTCCGCGCTCCGCGGGCTGGAATCGGACGACTACGCGAAGTACCGGGATCAGCTCAGCCAGTACAACACCGACCGGAACTTCGACTACGCCGCATGGCTCGACAATCAGCAGCTGACGCAGCAGGATCTCGAGAACCTCCGCGCGCTCCGCTCGGACGACATGGCGCTGTATCAGACCCAGCTCGGGCAGTACAACACGGACCGGAACTTCGACTACTCTCAGTGGCTCGACGAGATCTCCAACCAGCGGACGCAGCGGGAGGACGAGCGCGCATGGGCACAGTCTGCGGCGCAGTACGGGGACTACTCCCGGCTCAACGCGCTCGGGATCGACACCTCGACGGCGGAGCGCCGGGCGGCACTCGACGAGGCGATGCAGGCGGCGGAGGTCGGCGATTATTCCGCGCTCCGTGCGCTCGGGATCGACACCTCGAACGCGACACTCATGCAGCAGCTGGAGCAGGCATACAAGCAGGCGCAGATCTCGAGCGTCTACGCGAACATGCCGACCGAGGAGGAGCGCGCGCTTGAGAATGCCTACCGTCAGGCGCAGATCGCGAACATCTACGCCGGCATGCCGACCGAGGAGGAGAGGGCCC